TTTCTGCCCGTGCTATCATTACAATCATCGTAATAAAAAATACAGAAGCCGCTAAAATAGCACCTGCAATCAAAAAAAACTGTTTTACACCTTCTTCAAACTCTCTAGCCTCTTGTATCTTTCTTCGCCTCTCCGCCGCAGCCGCCTCTTTAGCAGCCTGTATACGTCTAGCCCTCTCCTCTGTAATAGATTTCCAAGTGCCGGGACCAAAACGAAAATCAATCATTTGCGCTATTTCACGCATTTGTTCTTGAGCTAACTTAGCGTCAATTACCTCTCTTGCAACATTTGTAACACCAAATTGATCCCCTACACCAACACCAGACTTCTTGCTTCTTTTGTGCTGTACCTGTTTCTCGCCCTCAAAAAGATTATCAATATATCCAGCAATATCAGATACATCATTAGCAGTTCCAATAGCACTCTTAATGCCATCGACTGCACTTTTAAATAATGCGAATCCTGCTAAAGCAGTCGAAATCGGTTCCATTTTTTCCTACGAATATTTAGTTGCTTTTCTTTTGTTACTCATGACAATTCCACAACCCCTAGCAACATTTTTATTGCTAGAAGGCCGTTTTGCCTTTGTAACTGCCCCTCCATTATTCATTGTAACAACACCACCAGTGGCTTTCTTCTTGGCCTTCTTCTTGCCGCCAGTGCCGTAATTAGCCGCACCAACTTTTCTGCATTTCGCAATAGCACCTGAAGCATATGCACTTGGGAAAACCCTGTAACGAGCTTTTACTTTACGATAACAAGCGTCTTTAGGCATTTTAGAACTCCGCTTTGATGGTGGGCTTGAAATCTGTTTTGGGATGGAACTGCGCGAGATTGCCATCATAAGTCCTTCCTGTAAATTCTTCCCACATAGGCTTTAGCATTTTATGATTTGCATCTACTTTAACAGCAATAACGGCTGTATCTGTTTTTAAGTCAACAATAGAAGTTCCTATCCAGCCAAGCAATCCAAGCAAAGCCGTAAGGAATACAGAGCTAGAAGCAATTGCAATACCCTTTAACATTTCCATCTCCGCCTTGCTTGACGTAACCGTGAATTAGGATTTTTTGCCGCTTTTGGAAATTTCTTCATTTGCCCAGCAGACCTAGCGCAAAATGACTTACGCCGTTTTGCATCTTTACTGCCTTTTTTAACCTTACCTGTAACAGCCGTTTTTAATTTACTACCGGGGTTGTCTCTACGATACTTCGCAACACCTTTTGCAGTCATTCCCGCCCCACTTTTGGTAGAGCGGAAATACTTTTTCGTCTTAGGGGGCTGTTTGTCCCTTTTACGAGCCATTTTAGTAGCTCTTTCTAACTTGCATAATGACGGTATATGTATCAGCCGAAGAGTGACCCACGGTTGTAAACATAATGTCACCTGTAACGCCAGAACTGGCTGGGTTGGTTAAGCCACCAAAATCACTGTAATCGTGATGACCACTTTGATTTTCACCTAATTCAATACAAAAATCATCTGTTGACGCATCAAACAAGATTTTGACTTTCATACCGTTACACTGCCACCACATTTTTTCTATAGTAGCTCGTGTGCAAGCATTACCTGATGCGCTGTTAGACAAAGCAGAAACATCAACTTTTTTAACAGCGTCTTCTCCTGATCCATCAGAAATGTTGGTAAATTTAAGTACAGCAGTTTTTTCGCCATCAACCAAGGTTTGTGAAGTCACTGCATCTGCCATATCAATCTCCTGTAATAAAAGGAGGGGTTTCCCCCTCCCAGATCAACTACGCAATTTGAACGTACTCGATGATGAATGTGAAAGAACCTGCTGTTGTTGCATCGACCGTATTGGTGATGTTGCAGTAAATAGTTCTTTCTGTGTCGGTGTACTGTACAGAAGCTGGGGCTGTTGTTCCACTCTGCGTTTGAGCAACCAAAGTAGTCGTGGTCACGTTATGCACTACGACTGTAGTTCCGCCGTCAAGAATCTCATCAGTAACCGCCGCAACAATCTGTGCGCCAGAGCTAGATGTACCAACCTCATAGCCAATATCGCCTGTTCCAATAACTGGAGCAACGTCACAAAAGATTTTAATGTCAGTGATGATTGTGTTTGCGGGTTGTGTAAACTCACCAATAGCTGGGCTATCACCTGCTGTGGTGTTTACAGTAACGCCAGTGGCATAGCCAACGTGCTTTACATATTTGTTGGTGACAATGCCTGTAGAAGCAATAGAAGAAGTTTCTGTTATCGCACCCGTGGTTGAGTCCTTGTTGATAACTTTGAAACCATTTTCAGAGCGTACCGCTCCATTGAAAGTAGTTGTAGCCATGTCAATCTCCTGTCGTGGCTAGTGTCAGTCACCCAATGCGACTGTCAGGAATAATTTACCATACATGAAAAAAGAAAGGGCGGCAACAGCCGCCCATCCTCAATAAGTACAATTGTTCGCTTATGCGCCCGGTGAACCGAACACTGCGCGAGGATCACTAAAGCCGAAGCTGTAACGCTCACGAGCTTTAAACCGCATGTTACCAGTATCAAAGTCAGCTTCCATACCAGTTGCCATTGGTGAACGCTCAAAGTGCTTGAAGCCGTTAGGCACATCCGTCTTGATAAAGAAAGCATCTGTATCAGTCAGGAAGTGGTTAACAGCGTAGCCTTCAGGCAACATACCCATGTTTCTGTGAGCGTTCACATCGTTGTCGGCTGTGCCGGGACGAAGTGTTGACTCAAGAAGACGGTCAGCAATGAACTGAAGCTGTGGTGGAACAATCAATTTCATACCGCGAAGTGCGATAATCATGTTCCGCTCATCAACGAATGTTGAGATGTCAATTAAGGCATTCTCAAGTGAAGTTTCGTTGAGGTCAGCAGCAGTTGATGGCTCGTTGCGAAGAGTTCCGCCACCAGCTAGTGGATGGTCAGTAGCACAAAGCTCCTTACCGTCACCACCTGTAAAGCTGCTATCGAACGCATTGTTCAATGTTGCAGCAGCTTTGACTTGCTTCGTGTGAGCCATTGAACGAGCAAGAGCTTTTGTATAACGAGCGCCAAGGCGGTCATACAAATTGTCTTCCATCGCTTCTTCCGTTAACGCGAATGCGAGAGCAATTGTCTCATGCGTATAACGTGCTGTGTATGCTTCAGAGGCAGAATCAAACACG